TCAACTTACGCTGCATTTTCAAATAAATTATCAGAAGGCACACCAAATCAATATTGGGTGCAAAGATTTATTGATCATGTTAGTATCAATGTTTATCCTACTCCAGATTCAAGTAGTGCATCTAAAGATATGCACTTTTATTACATAAAAAGAATACAAGACATTGGTGCTTATACAAATGCAACTGATTTACCCTTTAGATTTGTACCATGTATGGTTTCAGGTTTATCTTATTATTTATCCATGAAGTATGCTCCACAACTAACTCAAAATTTAAAATTACTTTATGAAGATGAATTTCAAAGAGCATTACAAGAAGACGGTTCAGCTTCAAGTACATTTATTACACCTAAAGCTTATTACCCAGGAACTTAATGTCTAAATACGCAACAGGAAAACATTCAAAAGCTATTTCAGATAGATCAGGACTTGAATTTCCATACAGAGAAATGGTTAGAGAATGGAATGGTTCATTTGTGCATTACACAGAATACGAACCTAAACAACCACAATTAGAACCTAAACCTGTGGGAGGAGATGGTATCGCATTACTACAAGTTAGACCTGATAGAACAGAACCTGCTACAACGGTAAGAATAATAGATAATGGTTTTGAAACATACGAAGCAGGATCTGGAATTATAAATGTATTTTCACCTGGTCATGGTTTAACAGATAATACTGTATATAGATTTAGAGGACCACCAACTACTTCTGCAGGAAGTGGTTTTGTTTATGCTGACCCTGAAAGTTTTGATGGTATATCAGGATCTAATATTGCAAAAGCAGCTGGATACACAATAAGAACTGGAAAATATAAAAATGGTGCGCGAGATGCATCAAGTGATTATTTAGCAACTAATTTTTTCTTTTTTACAGTTGACACAAATACTGCTACAAGTGGTAATATAAAAGGAGGAGGTTATGGCTGTTCAGTAGGACCCATAACTATATCACCATGATTAAAAAATTAATTAATTGGATTAAAAATATATTTATACCTGAAAAACAGGACCCTCATCTTGCACTTTATGAAGAAGTGAGAACAGATAAACAAGAAAAGATACGTAGGAAACATGGAGGATCAGAGTAATGGCTTATACTTTAGCAAATCTACAAGATGATATTAGAAACTATACAGAAGTAGATGACTCTGTATTATCTAACACAATCTTAGAAAGTATTATTAAAAATGCAGAAAACAGAATATATAGAGAAGCTGATTCTGATGATAATAGATTTTATGCAACATCTAATTTACAATCTGGAAATAGATATGTAACTATTCCATCCGATTTAAGATTTATTCGATATGTACAATTAACAGATTCTTCTGGTAATCAAACTTTTTTAGAAAAAAAAGATACCTCATACATGGCAACTTTTTATGACACACCAGGAACTCAATCTGGATTACCTAAATATTATGCTAATTGGGACGCTAATTACTGGGTAGTAGCACCTACTCCAGACAGCACAAATTTAATTACTTTAGCCTATACAAAACAACCAGATTCAATAACAGCTTCACCAGGAAGTACACAAGGTACTTATACAAGTAATAAATATCAGGATTTACTTTTATATGGATGTCTGGTAGAAGCATATGGATACTTGAAAGGTCCTGCAGATATGTTACAATACTACGAAGGATCTTTTAAACGAGCTTTACAATCGTACGCGATCGAACAACAAGGTCGTAGACGCCGAGACGAATATCAAGATGGTGTTATTCGTACTCCTTTAAAATCACCATCACCCTAAATAATTAAGGAGACAAATAAATGGCAAACATAGTACCTGACTCTTTTAAAACAGACCTACTTGGTGGTGTGTTTGATTTTGATTCTGGCGGATCAACTTTCAAACTTGCATTATACACTGACATATCTGGTTTCAGTACTTCTTCAACAGCTTATACAACTACTAATGAAGTTTCTTCATCTGGTACAAACTATACAGCGGGTGGAAATACTTTAACTAATAATGGTGTTGCAGTATCAAGTAACATTGCATACGTTGACTTTGCAGATTTAACTTTTTCATCTGTAACGTTATCAGCAGTGGGCGCTCTGATTTATAAAGGAACTTCTAATGAAGCAGTATTAGTTTTAGATTTCGGCGGAACAAAAACAGCAACTAACGGTGATTTCGTTGTTCAGTTTCCAACTGCTGATTCATCTAATGCAATCATTAGACTTGGCGACGCGTAATAAAATTTTGGAGTAGAAATGGCTTTAGTAATTAACGATAGAGTTAAAGAAACTAGTACAACTACTGGAACTGGAACTATTAATTTAGCTGGTGCAGAAACTGGCTATGAAAGTTTTGTTGCAGGAATTGGAACTGGTAACACAACTTACTATGCAATAGAATTAAATTCTGCAGGTGAGTGGGAGGTTGGTATTGGTACAGTAACCGATGCTACACCTGATACTTTATCAAGAGATACAATTATAACATCATCTAATAGTGATAGCGCAGTAAACTTTTCAGCGGGAACTAAAAATGTATTTTGTACATTACCTGCAAAGAGAACTGTATCACCTGTGATGACAGCAACAGGATTTGTTGTAACTCATGCCTCTACTTTAGATGAAGATCAAACGTTAGATTCAGGCGTGTTAGCAGGACCAGTAACTGTTACTGGAACACAAACTATAACAGGGACATTGGTAATTATTTAATGAGTAAGATAGAAGTAAATGCAATCGAACCACAATGCGGAACTAATTTAACAGTTGGTGCTTCTGGTGATACAATAACTTTTCCTTCTGGAACTACTGTTGTTAATAATGGTAGTCAAACAGGTTTTGGTAGAACAGGAACAGTTGATTGGGATACAACAGCTAAAACCGCATCGTTTACAGCAGTTAGTGGTAACGGATATTTTGTAAATACGACTAGTTCGGCAATAACTTTAACTCTCCCTGCCTCTCCAAGTGCAGGTGATATAGTAAGTTTCAAAGATTATGCATTTACATTCGCAACAAATAATTTAACAGTAGATGGAAATGGTTCACCGATTGGTGGAGTGGATGGAACTATAAATCCTACTTATGATACAAATGGAACTTCTAAAACTTTTATTTATGTAGATGGAACAAAAGGTTGGTTAGTAACCAATGAATCAACAGATACATCACAAGAATCAAACGCAGCATATGTAACAGCAACAGGCGGAACAATAACTTGTTGTGGAGATTACAAAATTCATACTTTTACTGGTCCAGGAACATTCACAGTTACCTGTGCAGGTAATCCTGGTGGATCAGATACAGTAGAGTATTTAGTTGTAGCAGGTGGAGGTTCGGGCGCTGCCAAAGGTCCAGGAGATGGCGGTGGCGGTGGTGGAGCTGGTGGATTTAGATTTGCTTCTCCTAGTTTAGCTCCTTTAACTTTTCCAGGTAAACCTTTAAATGGACCCGCTGCATTACCAGTTACAGCACAAGGTTATCCAATTACAGTAGGTAGTGGAGGAGCACTAACTCCAGCTCCAGGTGGTCCTTGCGCTCCAAGTAATAATGGAAATACTGGTAATCCTTCAACGTTTTCAACTATAACATCAGCAGGTGGTGGTAGAGGTGGTTATCATCAAACTAGACCATGTGGAACAGGTGGATCAGGTGGTTCAGGAGGAGGAGGAGGTTCAGGTGCTCCTGTTTCAATAGCAGGTGGTTCAGGTAATACACCTCCTGTTAGTCCTCCTCAAGGAAATAATGGTGGAAGTGCTATTTTTCCTTCAAGTCCAAATTCTCAAGGTGGTGCTGGAGGTGGTGCTACAGCAGTAGGTGCAAACGGTAGTCCAGGAGTTGCTGCTGGTGGAGCAGGAGCAGGTTTACCAACTGGTTTTGGAGCAAACGGTGAATCTTGTGGATCCTTTAGATATTATGCTGGTGGCGGTGCTGGCGGAAGAAGACAACCAGCTAATGGGACAGGTGGAGTTGGTGGTGGTGGAGATACTAATTCTTCAGGAACAGCTAACACTGGTGGTGGTGGTGGCGGTGGAGGCGCTGATGGTTCACCAGCAGCTGGAACTAACGGTGGTTCAGGTATAGTAATAATAAGGTATAAATATCAATAATTATGGCAAGTACAATTAAAGTAAACAATATTCAAAATCAATGCGGTGCTAACATCATCAATGAAAGCGCCAACACAATAACTATAGGTGCAAGTGGCGATACTATTTCTCTTGCTGCAGGTGCATCTCAAACAGGATTCGGTAGAACAGGAACAGTAGACTGGGATACCACAGCTAAAACAGCATCGTTTACAGCAGTGAGTGGTAACGGATATTTTGTTAATACAACAAGTGGAGCAATAACAGTTACACTCCCTGTCTCACCAAATGCAGGAGATATCGTTGCAGTTTCAGATTATGCACAAACTTCAGCAACAAATAATATTACAATTGCAAGAAACGGATCAAACATTCAAGGAGATGCATCAGATTTAGTATTAGCAAGAAACGGTGTTGCTATGACATTAGTTTATGTGGATGCTACTAAAGGTTGGATTGTAACTGATACAGGAGCAGAAGCAGATAAAGAACCTGACGTTGAATTTGTATCAGCAACAGGTGGTACAGTAACAACTTCACCTTGTGGTGATTTCAAAATACATACTTTTACAGGTCCAGGAACTTTTACAGTCACTTCTGCAGGAAATAGTTTAGGTTCTAATTCAGTAGATTATTTAGTAGTCGCAGGCGGTGGAGGTGGTGCTGGTGGTGTTGGAGGCGGTGGCGGTGCTGGTGGATTTAGATTATCCAACAGTTATAGTTTACCCGCACCTACAACTTCACCTTTAGCAAATCCTACAGGAATAGAAGTTACAGCGACAGCTTTTCCAATTACAGTTGGAGCTGGTGGTGCTGGAGCCCCAGCTGGATCTCCAGAATTTTCTGGTACTCAAGGATGTAATGGAGCGAATTCAGTTTTTAGTACAATTACATCTGCTGGCGGCGGTGGTGGGGCACGTAGAGGAGCTTGTCAAAATGCAGGAAATGGTGGATCTGGTGGAGGCGGTGCTGGAGAAGTGCCTTCTCCTGGTTCACAAAGACAAGGTGGTTCAGGTAATACACCTCCTGTCTCTCCTTCTCAAGGAAATGATGGTGGAATAGGAGGAATAGCTCCAGCTAACAGAGCATCAGGTGGCGGTGGTGGAGCTGCTGCTGCAGGAGGAGGTGCGTGTGGTACTCAATGTGCGGGAGATGGTGGAATAGGTACATTTGTTTCACCTAGTTTTGCTGTAAGTTGTGCAGGAACTACAGGTCCTGTGCCAAGTGTAAGATATTTTGCAGGTGGAGGTGGAGGCGGAGTTGAAAGTGCTCCACCATTAGGTTTAGGAAGTAATGGAGCAGGTGGAGCAGGTGGTGGCGGTGGTGGAGGTCCAGGACCAACAGCTATCGGATCAGGTGTTTCAGGCACAACTAACACTGGCGGCGGTGGTGGAGGTGCATCCAGATATAATTGTAGCCCATCTCGTCCTGCAACTAGAACTGGTGGATCAGGCGGTTCAGGTATAGTAATAATAAGGTATAAATTTCAATAGGTAAATTATGAGTGAAGTAAAAGTAAATAAAATTAGTCCAAGAACAAATTGTGGTACAGTCCAGTTAGGAGATAGTGGTGACACTATTACCATTCCTGCTGGTGCAACAATCACGAACAATGGAACGCAGACAGGTTTTGGTCGTACAGGTACAGTAGATTGGGATACAACACCTAAAACAGCAAACTTTACAGCTGTAAGTGGTGACGGATATTTTTGTAATACAACATCAAGTGCTTTTACAGCTACATTACCAGCAGGATCTGCTGGAGCAATAGTTTCATTTGCAGATTATGCAGCTACTTGGCAAACAAATAATTTAACAGTATCACCAGATGGGACAGATAAAATTGGTGGTGTATCTGGAGGTGTAGTTTTAACTACTCAAGGCCAATCAGTTACATTTGTATATGTTGATTCAACACAAGGTTGGATTAATACAATGGATTCAACTTCTAATGAAAGAGGTAATCCTTTTATAGTAGCAACAGGTGGTACAATTACTTGTTGTGGTAATTACAAAATTCATACATTCACAGGTCCAGGAACTTTTACGGTTTCATCAGCAGGAACACCTACTAATGCAAATGTAGATTATTTAGTCGTTGCTGGTGGAGCTGGTGGAGCAACTGGAAGTGGTGGTGGTGGTGCAGGTGGTTATAGAGAATCTGTACCAAGTCCTGCAGCTTGGACAGCTAGTCCATTAGCAAATCCTGGAGGAGCTTTACCAGTTACAGCACAAGGTTACCCTGTTACAGTTGGTGCTGGAGGTGCAGCATCTACAACTAGTCCAACAAATAGATTTGCTCATAAAGGAAATAACTCAATTTTTTCAAGTATCACAGCAACAGGTGGTGGAGGTCTTACATCTGATTGTGAAGTTACTCCAACAAATGGTGCTGGAAAAGAAGCTCGTCCAGGTAGTCCTGGTGGTTCAGGTGGTGGAGCTGGTTTATCTGATGGAAGCACACAAACAGGAGGATCAGGTAATACACCCCCTGTAAGTCCACCTCAAGGAAATGATGGAGGTGATGGAGGTAATCCTGGAGCATCAGGTGGTGGTGGTGGAGCAGGAGCTGCAGGTGGAAATGGTGGACCTACTTATAATAGTAATGCTGGACCTGGAGGAAATGGAACAACATCAA